CATCGGCGCCGTAGCTGTTGAACAGCGTGAGGGTCACTTCGACGGACTGGAGGCCTTGGGTGAACTTGTGGCCGGTGTCGCCGAACGCGGTCGTCTCGAGCTGGTCGTAGCCGACGGTGAGGGTCGCCGCCTTACACTGGTCGGACACGTCGACGGCGCCGATGAGGACGGTGGGGTTGGACAGGTAGGTCGTGGTTGCCATGTGGGGCTCCTTAGTTGCGCCGTGAGGCGATTCTCACGGTCAGATCGTAGGCCGGTAAGTCTTGGCCGCCGATGGTGACGACGGACGGACGGCCGGAGGTGATGGGTAGCGTCGAGTTCATTAGCGTGTCCACTTGTGTGAGCAGGTAGTCGACGGCGTCTTGGTTGGCGGGAGGTGCGGCCACGATGCTGATCGTGAACGTGATGTCGCCGACGTTGTAGGTGAAGGTTTCGAAGGTCGGCGGGCTGATGAGCACCGACATGGGGCGGATGTTTCGGGGGTCGGTGATGGCGGTGTAGCCGAGGCCGGTGATGGTGGAGACGAGGGCGTTCTGAGCCTCGATGAAGATGCCGGATGCCACTTCATGCCACCTGAGCCCTGTTGATGCCGAGTAGGCGCATGATCTCGCCGTGGGAGAGGCTGGGGATCGCGTTGCCCATCTGGTCGAAGGATGCGAACGAGTCGACAGCGCCGCGCTGACGGTAGAGGGATGCGGCGTACATGGTGGTCCCGAGGGTGACGGCGCCGGATGGGCTTGAGCTCAGGCTGTCGGTGTAGCCGGCCGCCTGTCGGCGACGATATGCCCACGCGTTAGCCGCGGAAACACAGGTGGCGATGAATGCCGTGTCGTTTGCGGTGGCGGTGGCGATCCCGAGCCATTCGGTCACGTTGCTTGAGGTGATCCAAGTACACGTCTGAGTCCATGTGATCGTCCCGAACGGATCCGCGACATCGCGGGTTACCTCGTCGCCGGTGTCGGCGTAGAGGTACTGGTTCAGGATGATTTCGTTGAAGTCGAACGTGTAGTCGCCTTCGTCGTCGACACCGGTGAACAAGTAGGTGGGGACGTCGAGGACGGTGAAGGTGCCGTCCATGCCGTTGCCGAGGCCGGCGACGGTGATTGAGTCGCCGACGGAGATGGGGGTGTTGTCCAGAGTCTGGATCACGACGATGTCGTCGATCCTCATCCGATGCGTCACTGTGAACGTCGCCATGATCCAGACTCCTAGGGGCAGATCAGACGAACGCGGCCTTGATGAACTTCGTGTCGTCCAGCATGAGCGTGGCGAAGTATCCGCGGAACTTGATGTACCGGGACAGGGAGCCGTCGGCGGCTTCCACGGAGATTGCGCCCTTCTGCTGTTCGAAGATTTCGAAGCCGTCCGGGTGGCCGATGGCGAGGGTGCCGCTGGCGAAGTTGCGGTCGACGACGACCTGAAGGCCGAAGGCGGTGGCGGTGGCGGTGCCGGGGGCCATGTTGCCGAAGGCGTTCATCGGGCCGATCTGCGGGAACAGCGGACGGTCGGCGGTGTCGGTGAGCTGTCCCATCGAGGCCCAGCGGTTCGGTGCGACGAACAGGTGGGTGGGGAGCCAGCCGTTGGAGGCCGAGAGGATGTCCGACGCGGCGGTGTACATCCACGTCACCCAAGTGACCGGGTCGGCGATGTTGGCGGCCGTGAAGTTGTTGCTGTTCGTGATGCCGGTGATCAAGTTATCGCTGGCCACGTTGTCCGTCTCGTTAGCGTACACACGGCTCATGTCGTCGAGCAGGAGAGCGAGCACGTTCGGATCGGTCCAGTCGAGGTCCTCTTCCGAGAGGCGGACGTATCCGCCGTAGACACCCTTGGTGACCTGATTGTCGGAGACGACGAAGGTGCCCTGATCGAGCGCCGTATTTTCGCCGTTGCTGGCTCCGATGGTGGTGTGGGTGGTGACGCTGGGACGGCGGAACACCTTGCCGCCTCCGGGCATGGCCTTGGCGCCGATGGCGTCGATGACCGGGCGCAGACCGCGGAAGTTGTTGTAGACCGGGCCGACGATCGGCTCGGGGAGGATGCCGGGGGTGTCGGTTGTTTCGACGTTCGGGGCGGCCGCGCGGATGCGGGCGTTGAACTCGGCGAACTCGGCGCCTCCGGCGAGGAACTTGGCGATGTATTCGCCGGCCGAGGGAAGCTTGAAGTCGCGGCGGGCTTCAGCGAAGATCGGCTGGGTGGGGATCACGGTCGGGGCTGAGGCCTCGACGGCGACCGGGGTGGGTTCTGACATGAGTGAGTCCTCCTCGGGCTCTGGGTATTCGGGTTGGGGTTCTTCGTCGTCCTCCGGGGCGGAAGCGGCGACAGATGTGATGCGGGCTTGATCGAAGGCCGGTACGGCGACAAGTGAGAGCTCGTGCCAGTTGGCGGCGGTGACGACCATGGTGCCGTTCTTGTCAAACTTGAATTTGGTTGGTTCAACTCCGACGCTGACGGCGTCGAGAGCTCCCATCTTGAGGAGCTCGAGGGCGTCGTTGCCGGCGTTGGTGGGGGCGATCTTGGCGGTGAACATCATGCCTTGATCGGTGGACACGCGTTCGGTGACGAGGCCGACGACCTTGGAGAGGTCGTGGCTCTCGACGAGTTTGGGGGCGCGGCCTTCTTCGGACAAGGAGCCGGCTTCGAAGCGGACGCTGGTGCCCATCGAGTCGATGGTGGTGACTCCCCACGGTACGGCGAGGCCGGTGATTGACCGAGTGGGCGGTTCGTCTGGTGCGGCGGCGTCGATCGTGAGGTCTGTGACTGCGAGTCTGATCATCCGAGCTGGTCCTCTAGTACTTGGTCGGTCTGTTGTTCTTCCATCATGCCAGCCTGGGCGAGTGCTTCGTCGATGTCGAACTCGAGGTGGCGGCCGCGGGGGAGTACGTCGTCCATGGAGAGTCGTTCGGCGATCGCGGTGGCGTATGGGAGTGCGCCCCAGAGCCACAGGTCGCGGCGGGATTCTTGGGCGTTCTGGTAAGTCATGCCGTTGCTGGTCGGTGCGGAAACGAGGTAGGCGGGAACACCGGCGAGGCGGCTCATCTCAAGCGCCGCATGGTTGCGGGCTTCAACGAGCTGGAGTTTGCTTGGGTCAGACTGGAACTCTTTGAACTCGACGGCGGAGTTGAGGGCGCCGATCGCGGATTCACGGCGGACGGACGCCCAGCCGGATGCGAGCTCGCCGAGCTCTTCGGCGGTCATCGGTTCGGAGCCGTCTTTCTGCTGGAGGTAGCCGGCCGCGATCTCGGTGAGTGCGAAGCGTCGAGCGGCCGCGTCAAGACGGATAGCGATGTCAACGGACCGGGCCCCGGTGTAGAGGAGACCTTGGTCTGGTGCGAGGAAGCAGATCACGTTCGCGGTGTCAAGCATGACGCCGTTGAACTCGACTTCGTCGGGCATTCCCCACCACTGCGGGCCTTGCTGGTTCGGGGTCTCAACGTTGGAGTGGGGCAGCCAAGTGAAAGCGGCTGGGAAGCCGGTCGAGTAGCGGGCTGTGACATACCAGAAGGCTCGGCCGTACATCATCAGATCGCTGACGGTGTTAGCCATGATGAACTGGCGCGGCACCTTCGGATCGGGACGCGTGAACCAGCCTTCGCCTTGGAGGTAGACCTTCTCGTACTCTTCCTCGATTGAGTTCCAAACGAGCTGATACTGCTTGAGGTCGAGGCCGGCGATCATGGAGCAGATCATGGAGCGGGAGCGGGCGATCGTCGGTATGGACAGAGCTCGTTCCTCAGCAGTCCCGACTGAATAGCCAAGGAACGAGCCGATCTGTCCGGCGCCACCGGAGGCCGCTTTGACGGCGACGGCGGGCTTGGCGGTCGTGCGCTTGAAGAGTGCCACTAGCCGGAGTCTCTCACGGCCGGAGCAGAATGTCTACGATCTGCCGATCGCCACTCGAGCTTTGGATGGGGCGGCGGATGCGAGAGCTGTCGCCCAGACGAGACAGCGGGCAAGCTCGATCGGGCCGGGACTCTTCTGCGAGCTGAGGACGACGTTGCCGGATTGCTTGACGAGGACGGCGCGCGAGACGTGTTCGGAGAGGGCGAGTTCTCCGCCGTGTTCGACTTTGCCTTCGTTGATCATGGCGCGGACGAGGCCGGTCCACTTGAGGAGTTCGCCGTAGCCGACGGTGCGGGTGCGCGGCTTCCAGGTCTTGGGGGTGTGTATCTCGAGTGACGGTGAGACGGCGAGCTGGACGTCGCGGTTCGCCATGAGCTCCTCCACCTTCATCCAGAGCTCGTCTTCGGATTCGACGATGAACGCCGGGGCGACCTGGATCTTCTTGTCGTCGCGACGGTAGGCGCGGACACCAACATAGCGGGATTCATCCAGGCTGGAGTCGATGGCGAGGATTCCGCCGTCGGGCATTGTCGCGGTGGTCTGGCATTCGTCCCATCGGCCGGGGGCAAGCCACGAGTTCGCGGAGGAGATCCACAGGTTGAGGTGGGCGCGCAGGAATGCGTTCTTGTCCGGGGTTTCGGCGGCGGCCTCAAGGGCGTCCCAGGTGACGGTGGTGCCGAGCGCCGGGTTGGCCCACGGCCACCATTCGCGGTCCTGCCATCGGACGCCGGGAGGCGGGGACCATTCGGCGAAGTAGAGCTTGCTCGTCTTACCGGCGTCGATCGCGTTGATCGCCTGCTCGCGCAACTTCAGCATCGCGGTGGAGCTCTCGTCGCCGGCGGTGGAAAACATCGCCATGAGTGGGCTGGGGCGGGCGATCATGGTCGGGCGGAGCGCGTCAAAGATCACGGCCGGCGAGATCGACCAGATTTCGTCAAGCAGGACGAGGTCGTTGGAGGCGCCGTGCTGGGTGGAGGTGGCCGCGGCGACCCGGATGCTGGAGCCGTCGGGCATGAGGATCTGCTCACGGCCATAGGACCAGAACGGCTTACCACCGAACCCCTCGAGGATTGGGGCGAGCTCACGGAAGATCGCCGAGGATCGGTCAAGCTTGTTGGCGACCAGCATGACGGACTGCGGCCGGCCGGTCTTGGCCGCCCACTCGGTCACGAAGAACCCGGCCAACGCCTTCAGAAGCACGCTCTTCCCCTGCTGACGAGCACAAGAGATCAGAGCTTCTCGATGCCAGAAGGCGCCGTCTTTGAGGCCGAGCATCCCATTCGCCGCCCGGACCTGCCAATCCATCAGCGGCATCAAGTGTCTCGAGGCCCATCCGGCCACCAGAGGCCCAACGCTGGTATCACACTCGCTGAGACTCTCCAGACGCGGCTCGATCCGCCCAGAAGCAGACGAAGAACCGACAGATCCAAGCTTAGATCCCCTGATTTCCCCTTCCTGGAGAGAAGGAAGAGTTGGGATCGGGGTCGTCGTCGTTTCGTTCAAAAAACCCATGGCTCGGTTTCGTGCGTCGATTCGTGCTTTGTTCTTGGCGTTGACGAGGTTGGCGCCGAGGCGTGAGTTACAGGAGCGGTGGGCTGGTCGGAGGTTGTGTTCTTCGTTGGTGCCTCCGAGTTCGAGGGCGAGGATGTGGTCGAGGGTGTCTGCTCCGGGTCGGCCGCAGATGGCGCAGTTGGGTTGGTCGGCGAGGATGCGTTGGCGGAGGGCTTTGTAGTTTGGGTCGTTGTAGGCGGCGTGGGCCATGGGTTCCTATGTGAGTTGAGAACTACTATTAGTCAGTAAGTACTTGTTCTTCAGTTCTTTCTAGAACGAGTGGTTATCCGACGTCGGAAAACCTGTCGTCGGTCTGTGGGTAACTCAGCCACTTGTCCTCAGGGTTATCCACAGGTTCGTCGTAGATGAGGATGTCGTGGCGCCATGTTCCGTTGGCGAGCTGTGTTCGGGCCCTGCGCAGATAGCCGTACGTCTCAAGCTCTTTGAGGCCGGTGCGGACCGCGTGGATTCCCTCGGGGCTGATTGAGGCGAGATGGGCGCTCGAGGTGCGCCAGTGGTCAGGCTGGCTCAGCAGATAGATCAGCAGGCCTCGGGCCTTCCAGGAGAGGTGCTGGTTCCGGATGATCTCGTTCGAGATGATCGTGAAGTTCTCGCGGCGACGTGGAGTGCGGACGATCATTCGGTCTCCCACCATTCAGGCCAGATCGCGCCCGGGTGGACGCCGGCGTACTTCACGGCAAGCTGATCGGCTTTCGGCCAGGGGATGCCTTCGTCGCGCCAGCGGTCAATCGTCTGGAGGGCGACGCCGAACGCTCGAGCGTAATCGCCGCGTGTTGGCTCCAGATGCCGGGAATATTGGATCGGAACGCGAGCTACGCGCGCGAGGTTCTGGAATGGCAGGCGGATCACATCGCCTCCGGGTTCTCGTAGTGCTCGATGACGTTCATGGCTTTGACGAGGCGGGCGCGGAGGCGCGCGTTCTCCTCCTCGAGCTCGGCGATGCGGGCCTTGAAGCCGGTGATCGCTTGGCTGGCCAGATCCATCTGTCGGGTCGCTTCCTGGATCTGCTGGATCAGTGCTGTCATGTCGTGGGTCATGGTTTGTCCTCGCTGAGTATGGTTCGGATGAGCTGAAGATCGGCTGGCCTCCAGACGTATGCTTCGCCTCCGGCCGCGCGGATCGTCATGATCCATCGCTCCTGCGCCTCGGAGAGTTTGCCGACGCGACTCTTCAGTTCGGCGAAGATCACACCACGTTTCGGATGGGCGAGCACCAGGTCGGGAAAGCCGACGTCGCCGAGGGTGGGTGTGCGCCAGTGGCCGCGGACGTTCTGCGCAGGAAGCGGATGGTAGACCATCCAGCCGGTCCATTTGGCAAGCTCAACGACGGCGTTTTGGAACTCTTTCTCGGTGATCACTGGTCGGCCTGTGAGCGTCGAGTGGAGAAGAAGCCGTCTAGATCCGGGTGGCGGCGCATGATCTCGCGGGCGTAGAACGCTCGGTAGTCGTTGTTTAGCTTCAGAGTGCTGGTGGGGTCGTCGGTGCGGACAGTCCAGTCGTAGCGGAGCACTTCCCAGAGGGCCGCGATGCCGTACTGCTTGACGCCTCGGCTCTTCAATCGGCAGGCCATCTTGACCAGGCGATCCATGACCCAGGGATTGGCGTAGTGGAATGCTTTGAACCGGTCGCAGGCCGGCTCGTCTGAGTGAAGGGCTGTCCAGTCAAAGGCAAGTTGATCCATCAGAACGGCTCCTCTCCCATGGCGTCGGCCTTGAGTTTGTCAATCAGTGCCGACGTGTCCTTCTTCAGCTTCGGTGGTTCAGAGGCGTAGCCGAGAGCTTTCAGCATCCGTTTCTGAGCTTCGGTGGTCTCGGTCTGGCTGGAAGGCTGGGGAGTGTGTGCTCGAGGGCGGTCGCCGGTCTGCCGGGCCTCGACCTCGTTGCTGGAGGCCATCGCTTCGTGAATGCCGATGCCCATGTAGCCGAGCGCCCGGCCGAGGGCCGACGTGAACCCGACCATCCGTTCGGATCCGCGGGTGTAGGGCGTCTTGCCGGGGAACGGTTCGGCCGCCGTGGCGATTGAGGGTTTCGGGTCGTCGGCGGTGCGCCAGACGGTCACTTCGCACACCAGGAACGTCTGCTCCTCGATCCGCATGATGTCGAACGCGGTCTCCTGGACACGGAGGTCGGGCCAGCGGCCGAGGGCATCCAAGAGGCGTTGGTTGACTGGGACGTAGTTGCCAAGGTCCATTAGTTCTCTTCCTGTAGTCGGGTCAGGTTTTTGAGGTGTTCCGCTTTGAAGCACGGCCAGCACCACGGCCACCAGGTGCCAGTGTTCAGCCAGCGGATGATCTCGTCGTCCACCAGCAGTTTCTGACACCTACAGCACAAGGCGATTTCCGGCTTGGTTTCGGTCACGCCTGTTGGTTTATCACACGGCTGTGGCGAAGTTGGTGACGGTGTCGTTCGGTGGTGCCTCCCCAGATTCCAGGGCAGTCTCGAGTTGACCACTGGAGCGCATACTCGAGACAGCGAAGCCGGATCGGGCACGTCGAGCAGACGAGGATCGCCAATTTGGCTTTCTTGTTCTCGCCGACACCGGGAAAGAAGATGTTGACGTCAAGGCCTTGGCAGGCGGCGCCTTCCCAGTCGGTCAGCACGGACCTGACCATGGCTTCCATCCGCAGAGGCCTTTCGCTTCGCGTGAGCTGTAGAGCTTCCAGGCGAACTCGAGGTTGAGGAGTGGGTTGAACATGGCGTCCGGGTGGTTGCCGAAGCCGAGCTCGGCGATCCACCTGGAGTGGATCTGGTTGATCTGGGTGAGGCCGGCGTCGTGGCCGTTCCAGGCGTCCGGTTGACATCGTGATTCGCGCCACATGATGCTCATGAGAGTCTCGAGGAGCTCGCGGTCGGCGGGCCAGCCGGCTTGGATCGCCTCGGGGACCCATTCTTGGCATGGGGTGTCAGGGCCGACGAGGGGCAGGATTGGGCCCTGTGTGGTCGTAGGAGCGGCGATCGTCGTCGTCGGGTCTGGTTGGGTTGGGGGGGCGTAGGAGACGACCGCTGGGACCGTTTGGACGGCGTCTGGGCGGTCGAGGAACATGAAGAGCGCGCCACAGGCTATGGCTACGCCCAGGATGAATCTGGACATGGGTATTCCTTTCGGGTCGGGTCCGCGAGGTGCGGACGGTCTACCGACTCAGGAGGAGATCGTCAAGCCTTTGGTTCGTCGTCGTCTGAGCTCTTCTTGAGAGCTCCACCGGCGGCGAGGCCGGTGAGGGCTCCGCCGATTGAGAATGCGAGTGGCTGGAGTACGTCCATGAAGCGGCTGTCGAGGGGGGCGATGTCGCCGTCGGGTTGGTAGACGTAGATCAGGCTGTAGAGCATTCCGAGGACGGTGACGCCGAGGACGAATGCGAGGGTCATGATGAGGCCGGCGCGGACGCGGGCCTCGATCTCATCAGGTGTCAGTCGTCGACGTCGGGGGCGTTTTCCGGGGGTCATTGGGGTCTCTGAAGCGGTCACTACAGGCCGCCAGTAGACAGGCCAGCGAGGTCGCTACGACGAGCGCCACTTGCCAGCGGATGGTGGGTTTCATGAGTTCTCATTTCGCCTCGAGTATGGATTTGAAGGCGGCGTCGACGCGGTCGGGATGGTCGGCCATGTCGGGACTGATTTCGTAATGAACCCAGGCGGCTCCTGGGGAGCCGATCGTGGGCTTGTCGTAGATCTTCCAGGCGTTGCGGTCACATCGCCAGCCGGCGCCGTACTGTCCTGGCTTGTACCTGTTGCCGTAGTCGTGGATTTCCTCGATGCCGAGCTCGTCGGCGTGACGTTCGAGAAAGGCGATGGCGGCGACGATTTGGCCGGCTCCGCCTCCAAGGTCCGCCGCCCGGCCCGTCGCATGGACACTAAGGCCTGACCCTCCTCGAACCGGCCGGTTGGCGTAGATGCCGAGGTTCTTCATCTGGAAGAGGAAGGTCATGTACTGCTGGAAGCGGACGGTCCCGGGACGGGCGCCGTCAGCCGGATCGCTGTTCCCGGTGTACGGTCGGCCGCCAGCGGCAGGTTGGCTTTGTTTCTTAGTTGCCATAGGGGTCTATCCATCCGGGCTGTTGAGGGTAGTGGATGTTGCCGGCTTCGAGGCTGGTGATGATGTCGGCGGCCCACTGGTGCGCGCCTTCGGGGGTGTCCCAGGGGCCGGGGCGATCGACTTCGATTCCGTCGATGGTGACGATGACGTGGTTGTCGTCGGTGACTGTGGCGAGGTAGGTGCTCATCTAAGGCTCGGCGTTCCTGAACTGTGGCATCCGCAGATGATGTTTCCTGATGGTTGGGTTCGAGTGCTCCATGTGATGCCATCGGTGGAGGTTTGGAAACCGCTGAATACAAGCAGGCCATTGTTATCAGACATCCCGAAGTATGGAATACCGCTCGTGGTTGCCGGTGTTCTGTCTGTCCAAGTAGTGCCGTTAGTTGAACTTTCGATGTCCACGGTAAGAGTGCCTGTCTGGCAAAGTGCGGCGATTACGGTTGTATTGGCCGCAAAGTAAGCGAACCCGCCGGACCCGATCGTGATCGCAGATGTTCGTGCTGTCCATGTTGCGCCATCCGTGCTTGACGCAAATGCGCCGGTCGTGCCGGAGTCATTACCTCCAACCCAAATCGACTGACCCTTGAAATAAACGAGGTCGTTTACGGTACTAAGCGTTGAGGTTCTGCTCGTCCATGTTCCTGTTGGATCAGTCGCCGTATAAAACCCTAAAGCATCGTCCGCAATAATCCACAGGCCGTTGCCCCATGCGACTTTTACTACGTTTCCGCCGATGCCGGTGGTTTTTTGTGTCCAGTTGATTCCATCGGTTGAGTAGGCAACTTTGGTCGGACTGTTTCCAACTGCGACCCAGTAACCGTTTCCGTAAGCAACATCGTTGATGTGATTCGTCCCGAACGACGATGTGCGTTGCGTCCATGTCGTACCGTCCGGTGATGTTGCCAACTTTCCGGATTCTCCTACAGCGACGTACAAGTCGCTTGTATTTGAGGCCACAGCGTTGATGAGTGTGGTACTGAATGATGATGTTCGGCTTGTCCACGAGCCGTTAGCGAGGCTTGTGGATGTCGAGGTGTAAAGTTCTCCGCTTTGACCTGCCACGATCCACAAGTAAGGCAAGGTGCCTGCGGCTCCGCCTCCGGTAGCGGCCGAAACTGCGGGGATCATGCGGCCGTGTTCCCGAACAACACCCACTCATCCGTCGCCAACTTCATAAGACAGACGACGCCGTACTGGCCGTTGATCTTCGTCTTAGAGCCGTTCGAGCGAATCGTCGTCGTTGCCGGGGTCGAGGCCGCGACAGTCACCTGACCAGCGCCACCCTGATACAGCAGGATCTGAGTCCCGATCGCGAAAGCGGCGGTCGCGTTTGTCGGGACATTCAGCGTGATTGCCGCGGCGTTTGTGAGCGTGACCATCTTGGCGGCGTCGCCGATCACCAGCGTGTAGCTCGTGCCGGTCTGAGCGTTCAGCTGGAGGGCGGCGATGTCGTTGACGCCTCCAGCGATCTGATTCACGTTTGATGCCGACAGGACCTGACCGTCGGTGTAGGCGGCTGAGATCGGGTAGGTGGTGGCCATGGTGCTCCTAAAGGGTGTTCGTGCCGAGAATACCGAACTGGCTTGATCCGAGGATGAAAGCGGTGCTCAGCGGCTCGCGGGTGATAAGGCGGGTGGTCCAGCGGTCCGGGGTGATCGTGTGCTCGACGCCTTGGACGGTGAGCCGCAGGTCAAGGACGCTGGTGGGGGTTTGGGTGCGGGTGACGTAGATCGGGTCGCCGAAGTCCAGATCGAGGGCTGGTTCGACTCGAGGGCTGTCGCTCGAGAGGTCGAGGGTGATGGACTCGATGCGGATGCGGGGGGTTTTTCGGTAGTTGAGGATGAGGTTGGCGATGTTGAGGGCTTGGGCGTTGTTTCGACCGAGCAGGCCGGTTTGGGTGTAGGTGCGGGTGAAGTAGTCGGCGATTGAGGTGGCGTCGGAGGCGGTTTGGGCGGTGCCGCCGTGGTTGGTGACGGAGACGACGTTGGAGAGCTCTTGTTCGTCGAAAGCGACGTCGAGGTCTTGGTAGTAGATGCCGGTGCCGTCGTCGGCGAAGTCGACAGCTGTGCCGGAGGCTTGTTGGCTGATTGTGTTGCGGGATTTGAAGCGGGCGTTGCCGTTGGGGTCCATGTAGAAGCCGCCGAGCTCGGTCGCTTCGACTGTTTGGATGGCGTCGAGGACGGCGCGGAGGCCGCCGGGGTCGTTCTGGAGTTCTTGGGTGCCGGTTTCGATTTCTCTCATGTCGGCCGGCCAGTCGATCATGTCGAGGATCTGGTTGATGCGGGCGCCGGGTAGGTCGCCGGTGGCGGCGCCGGTGACGTTGTCGACGTTTGAGAGGGCGAGGAGTCGGAAGCCGTCGTCCGCGGTGATGGTTACTTTGGCGTATGGGGTGCCTTTGGGCCATTCCCAGTCCCATGAGCTGATGAACCCGGAGAACATGGCGTACTCGGTGCCGTTGTAGGTGGTCGTGACTTTGACCTGTCGCATCGGGAGGATCTGGCCGTAGTAGGGCCCGGATGCGTTGTCTGGGTTCCAGTCGCCGTTGGGGTCCCACCAGCTGATCGTGGCGGAGCCGGGCGTGTAGTGCTCGAAGATGCGGTCGCGGCCGCGGCGGATGGCGATCTGGTTGACCTCGGTGGAGATGTCGACTACTTGGACGACGCTGGTGCCGAGGATGTTGGTGCCGAGGATGCCGTTGATGGTGTCGCCGAGGACGAGGACGTTGCCGAAGGATGCGCCGGTTCCGAGGCGGAGGCGGACGACTGGTTGGCAGGGGAGGGTCATGTGTTGCTGTAGACGAGTTGGGCGCCGTTGCGTTGGGCGTTGACGAGGCCGCGTCGGATCGTCTCGATGAGGTCGCGTTCGCTGGTGACGGAGCCGGCGACGTTGACGGTGACGCCTTGGTTCATGCGGTTGAGCGGGATGATGGCTTCGGGGCCGGCTTCGCCGATGAGTGCGAGGGTGGGGCTGGTGACGATGCCACCTTCGGCAAGTTTCGGGACGCTCAGGGTTGGGATGGTGGGCAAGTTGGGCGCGAGTGGGATCTTGTTGTAGAGCTTGATCGCTTTGTTGATCAGGTTGATCAGTGTGTTTAGGGCGTTGACGAATACGGTGATCAGACCTTGGGCGATGCCTTTGATGATCCCGCCGATGAGTTCGGCCGCGGTCTTGAATGCTCCGACGACGGCGTCGACAATCGTGACGATGGTCGTGTACCACGTTCTGAAGAGCCCGGATACGACTGCGAAAGCGGTTTGGAATGCGGTCTTGAACGCGTTGGCGATCATGGTGACTTTGTTCCACCATTGGTTGAAGATGCCCGACACGAAGTCCCAGAACACTTGGAACGCGACCTCGAGTGCGGCGATCACGTTGTCAAGGAACTTGAACTTCTGCTGTAGGACGACGATCGCGGCGATCACGGCCAGAATGATGCCGACTCCGGTGGCGACCCAGAGGGCGCTAAACGAGGCGCCTAGGACGGCGTTCAGCGCGGCGGTGACCTTGGTGATGACGTTCCAAGCGGTCAGGGCCGCGTTGGCTCCCCAGACGGCGAGAGCGATGCCTCCGATGGCGACACCGAGGCCGACGACCAGACCG